ATCGTATTAAAGAACTTTATAAATAATTAAAATGGCAATACCATCTAGACAGATAGGTTGGGGCACAGAAGAAAACCTCCTCTGGGAAATTTCCAAACAATTAGAAGCATTGATTGGTGTTGCCTACAGAGATAGTAGTGTACAAGTGCCATCTTCTAATATTGTAACAGCTAAACTAACCACTAATCAAAGTGTTAGTAATTCTGATGTAGTGATTAACTTTACATCTACTGATGATCCTCAAAAATGGTTTAATAATAGTACACATAAATTCCAACCTACTATTGCAGGATATTATAATATTTCTTACAGTGTGTTATGGGGCACAGGTACTGTAACTGGAGGACAACAAATGAATACTCAAATCCATCTTAATGGATCAAATCAGTTATACATTAGTCAGTCTGTAGTAAATACTAGTGTAGGATTTACACAATCTGGTAGTGTTATAGTGTATTTAAACGGTACAACTGATTATATCACCATCACAGGATATAGTTCTTCTACAAGTGGTAGTCAGACTATTCAATCTGGAGCAGGTACATTATTTAACGCTTCTTTAATCTAATAAAAATGGCAATACCTTCAAAACAAATAGGATGGAGTCAAAAGTCAAAATTACTTTGGTATATTTCTAAACAATTAGAACAACTAATTGGTGTTATGGGAAAGAATATTCCTGTTACTACCACCACTACTACAACAATACCACCAACTACCACAACCACTACTACCACTACGTAATGATTGTATAAAAACCAACAAACTACATATATGAAGGATTTGAAATTTGTTTGCGTTCAGCCAGATGATATATATTATACATGGCAAGTGCATGCATGGTTGGAAAGCTTAAAAGAACTTGGACACTCAGACAAAGCAATTGTCCTAGTATATACACCAAGTTTTAGAGAAAAGAGTGATAAGTGGCAAAAAATTCAGGATTTATATCCAGAAGCAGAGTTTGCTTATTACAAAGATGAAGGGGATGTTAGTCAAGTGTTAAATGTATATATTCCTGTTTTACGTCCTTATTGCTTAATGAGATGGTTTAAAGATCATCCAGAAATGATTAGTAAAGCAGTGTTTTATTGTGATTGTGATGTTCTTTTTACAGATAAGTTCAACATAGATGAATATATAAACGATGATGTTTGTTATTTGTCAAACACAAACAGTTACATAAATGCTTCATATTTTGATAGTAAAATAAAAGATGTTCTTCCTGAAAAGTTGGAAGAATACAAAACCAGAGATATATTAGCTGAGTTAGGAAGTATAATAGGAATCACCAGAGAAATAGCAGAAGCTAATAATGATAATTCAGGAGGTGCACAATACTTACTTAAAGGAGTGGACGCTAATTTCTGGGCAAAGGTGATGAATGATTGTATTATCATCAGAAGATATTTACAACACATCAATAAACAATTCTTTGCTAGTGAAGAAAAAGGATTTCAAAGCTGGTGTGCAGATATGTGGGCTGTCTTATGGAATCTTTGGATGAAGAAGCTAGAAACTAAAAATATTCCTGAAATGGAATTTTCATGGGCATCAGATGATATAGAGAAGGTGAGAAACCTTGGTATCTATCACAATGCTGGAATTACATCAAATGATATGCCTGGGTATCAGGCTTTCTATAAAGGACTTTATCACACAGGAAAAGATCCTTTTAAAGATAGTCAAATATTAAATGTGGCAAATAATATACAGTCTAAAAAGAAAGGCACATATTATTATGTCATCAAACTAATGGAATTAAAAAATAAATATAACCTCAACTATTAACCTAATTAATTTAAAATTATGGGAAGTATTAACAATCGTCCTTTAAAGGCTTATGTTCGCTATGATGGTAGCGGACGTGTAATAGCAGGTAGCTTAGTATTACGTAGATCCATTCCTAAAGTGGGAAAATGGCAAGAAGTACAAGGCTATGAGTGCTGTAACGAAGATCAATTAACTCTTACAGTGACTGTATCAGGATTATACCCTATCATCAGTGTAGATATTGCAGTGCAATCTAATGAAGTAAATGTATATTTATTCACTGCAACTGGTCAAAATGCTGCTGATGTACATGCTTTAGCTGCTTTATTAAATACACACGCTTCACAGTATGGATTCTTTAAAGTGAATTCAGCTGGTGATTTATTATTAGAAGTGAGCTATAATTTAGCTTCTGTATTTAAAGCTGCTGGTTCTTTAACATTACAAGCCACTACATTTGCTGACTAATTAAAATATATACAAACATGGATATAAATAAAATTAAAGCAGATGATATTAAGGTGAAAGCTGCATTTGGTGAAATAACTACCACCACTACTACAACAGCTATTCCAACAACATCTACAACAACTACAATTATTGTAGAAGAAACCACCACAACCACCACAACTGCACATATATAATGGTAAAATCATTATTTCCAGAAGAAATGTTAGGAAGCTCTGAGTTAACAATTGAAATAATTGGCTCAAAGCTTTCTTATTTCTTTGAACAAATACATCTCACACATTTACAAACCCCATCTCATGCTGAGCATTTAGCATTAAATGTATGGGAAGATGTTATAGATGCAAAAGATGCTATATTAGAAAGACTGATGGGATATGAGGGTAGAAAAATAAAAAGTTATAAAATATCTCCTATTATAGATTACACTCCTGGTTATCCAACTAAGATTGTTGGAGAGTTAAAAGATTTTGCTCAACAGTTACAAATTTTTGCTGATGGTAAGAAATATGGAGACATATCTAACATAGCACAAGATTTAAGTGGTAAAGCAGCTAAAACACTATATTTACTAACTCAATCGTAAATGAAAGTAAATAAAAAGTTCTTTCCTGAAGTGATGCAAGATAATGAACTTGCTTACTTTTCACATTTAGAAGGAATTATAGCTTCAGTGGATGAACTTTCTACATTAGAGATTACACACAATCCTAATTCATATCATTTTAGACTGGCTCCAAGTCTACCTATGTATAATGAAATGTTATTACAAGAATTATTAAAATTGCATAATATATTTCAAATAAAACTTAATTTGTCTAAGAGTATAAAAAGCTCTGCAACAATAGTGTTTGAAATAGAACTTTAAAAAAGATTTGGATGGTATGTAGAATTCTGCATATCTTTGTTATTAAACCAATAAATTAAATATTATGTCAGAAGATTTACAACAAGACAATACACCAGTGATTAATATGTCATCAAGTGAAAGTCAAGATGTGACAAATTCTACAACACCAAAATTTGATCCTAACAAGTCTTACACTTGGACACAAGATATAGAAATTAAATTAACAGGGTCAGAGTTTGGAATGGTGTTGAATGCATTGCGTGCATTTTCAGAAGCTGCAGGAATAGCTCAAGTTTCATCAAAAGTTATAGAAGGTGTATTAATTAGAAATGTAGAAAATGGTATAATAATAGAAGCTGAACAACAACAAAATTAATATAATGGCAAAGATAAAAAAATATCAAACAGGTGGTGATGTTCCTAAAGGAATGGTGAGAGGTGAAGATAACAGATTTTATGATGCAAAAATGATGGCTAAACGTGATTCTACAATTGCTGATGCAATGAATAGACAAGCTGGTTTAGGTAAATATGCTCCTAAAAAGAATGATGCTATCAATAATAAACCTCTAAAGGATAACACTAGTAGTGCTCCTAAAAAACCAATGATGAAATCTGGTGGTAAAGTGCCTACCACTCCTAAAGAAAAGAAATTTGCAGCATTAGCTCCTCCTAAAAATAGGATTACATTTGCTGATAAATTAGCTGGTATTAAAAAACGTAAGAAATAATGGCAAGGATTAAGAAAGCAGGTCCATGGAATCCTCAAAAAGCTGAAGCCTATGTAGGAAAAAGTGTTCTCAAAAATGGAGACACAATTCCAGCTATTAAAGGAAAAGGATCCACTCCTGTTCCTAATGGACATCTCTTAAAAACTAAAGGAGAATTTAAAGGAAGTACATTAAAAAATGGTGGTAAAACACCTGCTTGGCAAAGAAAAGAAGGTAAAAGTCCTTCTGGTGGCCTAAATGCAAAAGGTAGAGCTTCATTAAAAGCTGCAGGTCATAACATAAAACCTCCTCAACCAGAAGGTGGTCCAAGAAAGAGATCATTTTGTGCTAGGTCTGCAGGACAAATGAAAATGTGGCCTAAAGCAGCTAAAGATCCTAATAGTAGATTAAGATTAGCTAGAAAAAAATGGAAGTGTTAAAAAAATGCACAAAGTTTAAAGTTGAAAAATTAGCAGATTCAAAACATTTTAGAAAAAATAAAAATGTTAAATCTGGATTAGATAGTTGGTGCAGAGATTGTGCAAATGAATATAGAAATAATAGAAGAAAAGTAAATCCTCCAAAAGAATGGGATATTCCAGAAAGTGAATTGAAAAGATTTATAGAAGCTAAAGCTTCAAAAGAATGTATAATATGTGGATTACCTGCTGAAGTAGTAGATCATGATCATGTTAGTAAAAGAATAAGAGGTAGTTTATGTCATAGATGTAATATGGGATTAGGTCATTTCAGAGATGATCCTGAGTTACTTGAACTTGCAGCTATGTATTTAAGAGGGAAATGTAGTTGTGGAGAATGTGATATAAAATGGGGAGGAAAAGTAAACATATAATTATATGAGAAAGAAATTAAACAAATTGGGAGTTGAAAACTCTCTTTGGAACAACATAAGAGCAAATAAAGGATCTGGAAAGAAACCTACAGCTCAAATGTTAAAACAAGAAAAGAAAATCAAATTACAATCTAAAAAGAAATAAAATGAAAATAAGTAAGATGAAAAAGGCTCAAGCTGGCCTTTCTGTTTCTAATAAACGTGTAGGACCTGTTGATCCTAAAGGTGCTTGGACAAAGGTTCAAGAAGATAATTTACCTCCTAAGAATAAAAAAACTCCTGTTTCTTTAACAAAAGATAAAGAACAAGGTGCTACCAAAATGAAAATGGGTGGTAAAATGAAAAAAGCTCAAGATGGTATGCAAACTGCTACATATAAAATGGGTGGTTCTTTAAAGAAAATTGCTTCTGGTAAGAAGATGGCCAAAACAAGTGTTAAAATGGCTAAGAAGAAAAATGATATTATGATGAGTAAGAGTCAGACAATGAAGTATGGTGGTAAAGCTAAAAAGAAATAACTATGGCTAAAGAAAAAAAGAATTGGATACAAAGTGCTGTTAATCCTAAACATAAAGGATATTGCACTCCAATGACTAAAGCTACATGTACTCCTAAGAGAAAAGCATTAGCACAAACATTTAAAGCTATGGGCAGAGCTCGTAAAGCTAAATAACAATTTAAATTATAATAAAATGGCAATGAAAAAAACAGTTAGAAAGCCTATGATGATGGCTAAGCCAGTAGCTCCTGCAAGAAAAGCAGCTCCTGGTCCTGGTATTCCTCCTCCACCAATGGGTGGTCCACAAGGTGCAGGTGCTCCCCCTATGATGAAAAAAGGTGGAAAAATGAGCAAAGCTGCAGCTATGAAGAAGTTTGAAAAATCTTCTGTAGATAAAAAACAAGATGCTAAAGGTGTTTCTAAATTGATGAAAACTGGTAAACTTAAATCTGGTGGTGGTATGAAAAAATACAAATCAGGTGGTACAGTTTCTATGCAACTTGGTACATATGGTAGACAAATTGGTAAAAACTACTCTGGTAAAGGTGGTGGTGCTAAAATGTCTAAATGTAAAAGTGGTTGTTACTAATGACTGAAGAAAAGAAAATATCATTACAATTTGATGAAGGATTTAAAGCTGCAAAGATAGTTCCTGAAGGTGGAGCTATGTGTGCTAATTGTTCTAAATGGAATAAAGAAACACAACTTTGTGAAGGTAAATCATACATTAAATATAATGGTGGATCTGGAAAAATTCCTGTTGATCCAGAAGATTATGTTTGTGTATGGTGGAAAGCCCTACCTAAATCTGAATGGAAAAATTTAAAATAATCTAAAACTATAATTTATGTTAGGAACAATTCTCGGATTTATTGCAGGATTTGGCATTGCTGCATTTGTTTTTAAAAACAATGAGCCAGAAGCTAATAAAATAGTTGACACTATAGAAGCTGATGCTGATAAAGTGAAAGACGCTGCTAAAAAATTATAATATGAAATCAGGAAAACCAAAACCAGCTCCTAAAGTGAAACCTCCTAGTAAGGCAAAACCTAATTATATGAAAGAGGCTGACACTAAAGAAAGATTAAAAAGCCCTATGTGGCCAATGAAACAGAAAAGATTATCAAAATGATCTGCCCTATTCATGAAATATATTATGAGGAAGACTGTCCTCATTGCTTAGAAAGTAGTAATAAATAATTTCTCTTCCTGCATCCCTCGATCTGCACGCTTAGGTTGTGAAATCTGGTCTAGAACAGTATCCTTAAAAGAGAGTTTTAATAAGAAGCCCCAATTAATTTTTGGGGCTTTTTTGATTTATAATATTGTTTATATATTCCATTAGAGGTTTATGTCTAATATAATGATGTGTCATACGTTGCTTTAAGAAATCTATTTCACTCTCAGATAGATTTTCAATTAATGTAGGAATAAATTTATCACCATCTTTCCATAATTTATCAAAGAATCTTTCCCAGGGAAACCAACCATTAAGTGTATGTAGATTGTTAATATGAACATTATTATCTTTCATCCATATTCCAATAGAAACATCTTCAAATCCTGTTCCATATACAGACATAGGTTTGCATTTATTTATAAGCTCTGGAGAAATAAAATAACTACATCCTCCTGATGGGTAATTTAAAGATGTATCTTTTTGATATACACCTTTCATATTAAAACCATACACTATAGACTTATCCATGGTAGGTAATAGTTCCTCAAACATAGAAATGTTTAATATAGCATCATCATCTATAAATACTAACCAATCATATTTATCAAATTGATCAGTGGTTCTCACTATATTGATGAAGTTGACAGTTTTTTCTTCATTGCTGGAATAATCATCTGAATTAGAACAAGAAATTTCATTAGAAGCTCCTGTAAGTTTGTCTGTAAGTAGAACATAATCAAGAGTGGATAACCATGTTTTAAGACAGTTATCCACTCTATCGATATGCTTACAACTTGTTTTTAAAACAATTTTGTATTTCATTTTACCAAACCATTATTATATCAAATGGACTTACTAATAGCACTGTTTCATCATCAGATAGAGGAACCATAGATGCTTTTTGTAAAGCAAAAGGATCTACTAACACTACATCTCCTTCACTTACAGAACTTACAGACTCTCCAACACTATGCACTGTTAACTTAGACATCTTCTTTAACATTTCTTTCTGTAATGCTTCTTTAGTATTTTCATCTACAATAAGTTTGCTTTCTTCTTCCTGTTTAGGAAGTTCTAAATATACACGATTTCCTAATAGTTTCATAATGAATTGTTTGCTAAGTTATTAAATCTCATTGCATCATCTCCTTCAAGATTGATTTCTGTTTGATAAGTGTTACGTTCTCTTTTAGTTCCCACAATTTTACCATTTTTTACTTCTGGAACATTTTCTGAACGTTCATGTAAATCATCTAATAACACTAACACTTTGTCATCATCCATTTGTACAGATCTAGTCACTTTGTTTAGATTGAAACTGTCTGTATAAGTTTTGTCATCCACTTTTCTTGAATAAAAGAATAAACTCATTTTTTTGTTTTTATTGGTTATTTAAAATTTTTAGGTAGGAACATTGATTGTTCCATATTATGATTAGTTTGATTGTACAACTCTTTAGTGAGATGTTGCATTTCATATGCATACACTTCTTCTGTGCTATCATTTAAAGAAATTCCTGCCCATTTCATAACATCTAATGTAGCATGTAACAATTCATGATTTAAAATTTCTACACTACTATTATATGGCATCCATATAATAGGAGATTTTCCATCTATTGTTCCAAATGTAACTGCTCTACAGTTAAAATCTTCTGTGGTTACATTACTATCTAAATGTTGTCTTACATAAGATCTAGCAAAAGCTGTATCATTTGTAATTAGCACTTTTACATCTAAATCAAATGTATCACCTGTTAAAGTGATGAGTGTGCTTCTTAATGTAAATTTTTCAGCAGAACATCCATAAAACAACAAAGATAGTATTAATAATCTACTTATTAAATTCATAATCTAAAATTTTACCTACAATATCACTTCTGTGATTTTCTTTTAATTTAATCCATTTAATCTCTTTGATCTTTTTAGAAAGCTCAATAGCATAACTAAGTCCATTAAATTCATCTTTAATGTCTTTTTGCTCATTATCTCCATTGATTATAATTTTACCACTTTTACCAAGTCTTGTTAGTATGGCCAACATTTGAATCTTTGAAAGATTTTGAGCTTCTTCTACTACTAACACATCATCAATAGTTTTACCACGTATAAATTGAATAGGATAGGCAAGAATCTTCTTTTCTAATACAAGCTTATCTAAATATTCTTTTTCTTTACATTTAGCTAGATTTTCCATAAAAGATTCTAAATAAGGATTAAACTTTTCATCTAACCCTCCAGGAAGAAATCCTAAAGAATTACCCACTTCAATTGTGGCCCTAGTGACAAAAATATTATCACATTCTTTCTTTAAGAGAAAATCAAGAGCTGTTTGAGCACATACCAATGACTTACCACTTCCTGCTCTACCTGTAACTATTACAATTTGATTCTCTCTAATAAGTCTTTTAGCTTCTTTCTGCTCTTCGTTAAGTTGTATATTATATTTAATCTCTTGTTTCCTCTCCCTGTTTGATTCTTTCATATTTAGCTTTTAAATATTCACGTCTTTTGTTAATTTCTTTATATCTATACATGTCATTTTCAACATTAGTGTGCTCATCTAATGTCAAAAGTATAATATTTTCTTCATCAAACTCACCTTCTGGATATTTTTCTTTTGGAAGAATGTGGTGAAAGAATGTTGTTAAAGGTTCTTTACCTAGAGGATCTCCACTAATTTCTGATTTGTGAGGACGCTTTTTCCATATAGAATTAAAGAATGCATTTCTTTCATCTATATATTTAATCATTTCAAGTTTCCAATCTTCAATTTTAGAATCTTGTTGACTGTTTTTTAAAACTTTCTTCTGAGGTAGTGGTTTTCTAGGTTTGTGATTTACACATAATCCATTTCCCCATACAGGATTATTACATCCTTCTATTTTACATTGTTTAGATTTCATAGAGTTATTTAAGGCCTGTACTACCAAAACCATTACTGCTTCTTTCAGAATCTTCTAATTCTTTTTCTTCAATAAAAGTTATTTGTGGGTAAGGAATAATAACAATTTGCCCAACTCGATCTCCAATAGAATATATATGTTGTAATCCTCTTGAAGCTCCTCCATTATAAACTAACTTATATCTAAATTCTACTTCTCCTCTATATCCTGAGTCTAATACTCCTACAGAATTACACAAAATTAGATCATTGTTACTATTACTGCTTCTAGGAAACAATAGTCCTACATGTCCACTTGGAATTTCAAATGCCAGTCCTGTTTTATATGAAATATAATCATCTTTGTAGTCTACATTAACTGCAGTTAAATCTAATCCTGCATCTCCATACTTTGCATAAAATGGGATTTTTGCATCTTCATGAAGTTTTTTAATTTTTACTTCCATATTGTTCTTTTTGATTTAATAAATTTAATAATAAAAGTTTACATTTTTCTTTATCGTTTGACCATTCAACAAGTTGTTCATATGTTACCTTTTTATTAGCAAATGCCCAAAGAGTAGCATTACCAAATTGTTTGTGAAGCCAAATGTGATCAGATATAGATAACACTGCTAAATTTTCAGGAGAATTATTAAACACATTACAATCTAAGTGATGTACATGATACCCTTCTGGTAGCTTATCTATAGCTAAAGTTTGTAAAGCTACATGTATGTGTTGTTTAACTCTACCTACTTGAGGTATATATTGTAAAGGATATCCATCAGAATCTTTATAGATTGCTTTATAATTAGGATTACCTTCTCCTTTATACACCTTCTTTTTATAGTTACCTTGACACTCATAACTACAAAAAAATCCTAACTTTCTTTTTCTTTTTAATCTATCAGGTCTTTGTCTAAAAGATTTACCACACTCAGTACAAGTTACATTATGTTCTTTTTGATGATCTTTTCCCATACATTCTCTAGAGCAATACTTATATTTTTCTGCTCTAGATGGATTTACAGATTCTTCTTTTTGGCAAACTTTACACTTAACAGTTATCATAACAGTTGGATTTATTGCAATATTAGTTAAAATAATCAATAAATCCAACTATATTATGTTAATTAATTTTTAACTTTCATGAGTTTCTTCTGTTGGTATTTCTGTTTTACTAATTTTATTAATAATAGATGTTTTTATTTCATTATAGAACCCTTCATTATCAATTATCATCTTTTTAAATTCATCTAAATCATATTTAACATCATTAAAAGTCATAGTTTTACCATACTTTCTACCAAGCTCAAAATCATTTAATAATTCCATTATTTCTCCCATCTTATCAATTCCTTGGCCATAAATAATATCAAATGTGTGTAATCTATAAGGAGCAGACATTTTGTTCTTTATAGCCTTCACCTTAGTGATATTACCATAATTAACATCTCCATCTTTTCCTAAGCTCTTACTCACCTCAATTCTACAATCGCTATAGAATTTTAATGCATGGCCACCTTGTGTTGTTGTTGGGTTTCCAAACATCATCCCAATTTTTTCACGGTATTGACTAACAACAATTACACAAACATTGTGTTCAGATAGTGCACTTTTTAATTTTGGATAGGCATTACTATTTAATAATGCTTTCTTACCAATAGAACTATCACCTACATCACCATCTAACACCTTCTTAGGAATAAGTGAACTATCGCTATCAATAATCACTAAGTTGATGTCTCCAGTGTTAATCATGTCCATAGCAATTTGAAAACCTTCTTCACCACAACTTGGTTGAGCAATTAACATTTTCTTAGTGTCTACACCAATTGCTTCAAAATAGTTTTTATCTACAGCATGTTCACCATCAATATACAATACTGTTCCTCCTTTCTTTTGACATTCTGCTACAGCATGTCCACAAATAGTAGATTTACCACTACCTTCCCAACCCATCAATTCATACAATTTACCAGCTACAAAACCTCCAGTGCCTAATGTAATGTAATCAAATCCAACACTTCCTGTACTAATTACATCATAATTACCACTTGTCTTACTATCTAATGTTAACACTGTTCCAGCACCATAAGTTTTATTAAGTCTATCTAGTGCTTCTTGGAACTTTGAAGCTTCTGCTTCATTTTTAATTGCTTTAGCCATAATTTAGTTTGTTTTTACAATGACAAATTTAGTCTTTTTATATTACATTTCAAAATAAAAAAACCCCTCATGTAGACACATAAGGGGAAATCAAAAATGCATATGGAATTACTCATTTGATAAGGAAGATTCTTGTTCTGTAGAAATACTTCCTTTAATATTTTTAGGATGAAAAGGACAATGTCTACATCCATTTCCACAACATTCACCTTTCTCTTTTAAATACTTTTCAGTGAATATTACAAATCCTTCTTCAAGATAGTAATCAACACCTTGTATAAAATCTTTCTTTTCGTTTTCCATATTATGTGTGTTTATACGATTTCACAAGCACCACCTGCACCATTTTTTTGGTCATATGCTTTTATTTCTTTTACCAACTCTTCATCCCAAAGATTATTTTCTATTACATAATCAACAATAGCCTGTTTACCTTCTTCTGTCTGTAAAAAGTTTGCTATAGCCTCTAAGATATGTGGTATTTTAAAACTCATATGTTGTTTATTTTAATGTTTGGTCCCAAATATTTAATAAAATTGGGACGAATTATTTTTGAGCTACTAATTTACATATCTCTATAAAGTATTGATTATCAAACTTGTTCTTCATAATATTAATGTCTTTATGTACCCATTGTACATTACCTAAAACATATCCTTTAGATGAATTTATTCTATCTAGAGAAGCTGTATAAGATTTATCTTTTGATCTCTTTGGAAATGTTAATAATATTCCAGATAGTGCACATTTTCTATCTTGCTTAATAAACAAGTTCCATGCTTGTTGAATGGTTAATGTAAGTTCTTTTACTTTACGTATTCTATTACCATATTTTGAACCATTTGCACTTTTTACTATATGATCATGCCAGAAACCAGATGATATCTCACCTACTCCTGTCCATTGATGATGTTCTGCACCTTTTTTAGAGAAACAACCACAACTAGAGTTCTCACTTCTTCTTATAGAAGTGCCTGTTCTAACTGCATGATTTCCACAATCACATATACAATTATAAGTCTTATGTCCACAAGGAGTAAGACCAGCAAATGATTCTACAGTAAGTAGACCATATTTTTTTCCAATAGGATTAATTATCTTTGGCATTTCACAACTGTTTACACAAAGAAATGTAATAGTTGTGAAATTACCAAATTTATTTTAGTCAAGAGAACACTGTCCTCCTGCACATGC